AACTTCATCTATATCTGATTCTTCATTAATCACAAATTTAAAACCAGATCCCTGCAGGGCATGCCATTCTAATACTGTAGGTTTATATCGTCTATCTACAGGGTCACCATTATTACTCATTTTAGGAGATGTAGTAAACGTAGCAGCTACTCTCGTCCATTCTTTATCAGGTAAAATAGTCGCATTAGTTTCAAAATCTATACGAGGAACCCATCCCCATTCAACTTCCATATAACTTAAAAGGCGTAATAATGCCTTTTGTTGTACTAAAGGCTCTCCACCAGTAATTTTTAATATAGCACCATTATATAAATGATCTTTATAGCCACTGCTTGCAAGGAAGTCGAGTACCTCTTTTAATGTAAGTTTGTTTTTTACACTCCAAGAAATATAACTATCACATCCATGAGGTGAGTCTTCAGACGCAAACCCTTGACATGTTAAGTTGCACATCGAAAGCCGCATAAACACAGAAGGGTACCCTATGAGCTCACCTTCTCCCTCTACCGTATAAAATATTTTATCGTCAGATAAATATATTGTATCATTTCCGTCGACGTTTAGTATCTTTGATTCTTTTTCGCTCATTTTTCTTTTTATCAGCTTCTTCGTCTTTAGTAAACATTATATATCCCCAATCGATTTCATCCCAATTAGAAACAATTTTTCCTATATCTTCTCTACGTCTTCTTTTACTTCCTTTACCCATTTTGGTATCCGGTTTCAGGATCAGCAAATCTCATCGTAGTAGTAATATTCTCTGTATAAATAGCAGAATTATTTTCATGTTCAAATACTTCGACTTTATCTACCCAACATCTCCCTTCAGATTGTTCTGAAATAAAGTCATTGCTTACTTTAAAGCAATATTCAGCAAATTTTTCAATACCAACTCCATCCATTACTCGTAAATTTAATACCCCGGCTTTATCGAGGCCTTCTAAACTCTCAATATAAGGATCATTTTTATCTATAACTGTAGTGTGATCAAATTGATTCTTAAGAAGCTTCTTTAAATGATCAAAGCTCCCGAAATCTACTACCCAGTTATTTTCGTTTAATTGATTAGCTCCAAACCAAAACTTAGCTGTTAATCTATAACCGTGCAGAAATCTACAATGGGATTTTGCATTAGGCTGACGGAAGGCGCAACTACCGAGTTCAAGAATCTTCGTACTAGTAAATCTCATATATATGTATTATATATTACAAATCCTCTTTATCAAGTTTTATTTCAATTGATTGGAGTACATTATTAAAATTATCTATTATCCAGCATATACCAGCACTTGCAAATGGAAACAATATATATTCATTCTTACTAACAAAATATACAATAACACCTGTCCAAAAACCCAAACATAAACTACATTTAAATAATTCTCGTACAAAAGATATTTTTGTAACAATTTTTCTAGGAAAATTAAGAATAGTACCGTATTTAAGAATAAACATTAAACCAATACACGCTAATAAATCTAATAAAATAATATTAATCGTCCTCCTTTAAAAGATCTTTTAAAGCTTTATCAATTAATTTAGCTTGAGATATATCCATCTCGATAGTATTCCCGTCATCATCTGTAATTTGAACTGTTTTCTTATCTTTATGTATTATTAACATTGGACAGCAAGCCTTTCCACCACATAACAAGATAGATTTCATATAATTATTTACCAAAAAGGATAAATATTATCTTTATCGGGATCATCTTTTAGTCTCTTACGGTAAAACCACTGCTTTAATTGTGCGTATCTAATTCTAATTCTAAACCATATTTTCTTCATAAATATTCTTTTATTTTATCTGATATTAATTTAGCTCCAGCTTCATTAGGGTGTCGTATATCATTAGTTAGTTTATTTTTATAAAACCAATCGGTATGAAAATTGTCTTCATATATATACGTAATATTATTATTTTTACAATAATCACTTAAATTTGTCTTATGAAATTTTTTAGAGAACTCATAAGCTAACTCATGATGACCTCCGCTATGTGTATATCTTAAGAACATAATTTTAATATCAGGCCATTTCTTACGTAATATAATAACATTTTCATGAATTATTTTTAATGCCTCTTTTGAGTGGTGTTCTATACACTCCATACCTTCTGTAAATATTAATTTCACAATATTTTTCCAGGTCGCTTTATTCATCTCTACGTCGACGTTAACTTTACGTGCTAGAGACGGTACTTGGTATATAAAATGTGTTAATTTAAGATTCACAGGTAAGGAACTAGGTTGCCCAGCCTTCGACCATTTATCTAATGATTTATTTATAAAATTCTCCTGAAATGTATATAATTTATAATGGTGAGTTAAATTAGTATTAACTTCATTAATAAACCTAAATACTCTCATTGACTCAATACCCGAGCCACCACGTGCAATATTATATACCTGGCCAGGTAAGTTTTTACAGTATGAAGCCCAGCCATGAATTTTACCATGTCTTGATAAAGACCAATCTGCAGAAAATGAACAACCATTATTTAAAATAACATATTTCATGTATAATTATTTATAAAGTTGATTTATAAATCGAGTATACTATAATGATTCATATGAATGAGGTTTTACTTCAATACGCCAACCAAAACCGACCCCGAACTCCAGAAGAAAAGGAAAATATTATCGATAATGCTGCAAAGGCATACGAAGGATATATGGATGCTTTAGGGTTTGACTGGAGAAATGATCCTAATAGTTCAAATACACCTAAGAGAGTAGCAAAAGCATTTGTAAATGACTTAGCCGAAGGCTGCTATACAGAACCTCCTAAGATTACCGCGTTTGATAATATTGATAAGTACGATGGTATCGTATTTCAAGGTAATATTAAAGTACATTCTTTTTGCTCTCATCATCACTTACCGTTTATAGGCGTTGCGCATGTAGCATATATACCAGGAAGAGATGGTAAAGTAATTGGTTTAAGTAAATTGAATAGAATCGTTGAATGGTTTGCGAGACGCCCGCAAGTACAAGAAAATTTAACTATGCAAATTCATACACATATAGATAAAGTATGTGATGAGAATAATGGTGTTGCAGTATTAGTAGAAGCTAATCATATGTGTGCTTGTGTAAGAGGGGTTAAGCATGATAGTACAATGAAAACCGCTAGAATGTCAGGTGCGTTCTTAGATAAAACTGATCTTACAAGACAAGAGTTTTATAATTTTGTAAGAGACTTAAAGTGAGTTAAATATTTGTTCAATTTGTGCTAGATCAACATGATCTGGGATATCATGCCGAATCATTTCAAAATCATCAAAATTATCTCTAATATTACCTGCACTATAAGATCGACCTGTAGCATCCGTAGTAACGTCGACTGCCGTTTCAGCTGGATCGAGAATATTTAAACCTAAACCTTGTTTCTCCGCCCATGAACTCGCATACGCCCATCTTTTCCAATCATCATCTTTTTTACTCGCTCCTAAAATAACTGTAGTTTCTGGTTCTAATGTTCTAAGAGACTCGTATGCAGCTGTTACAGGAGACGGGTATTCAGAAACACTAACAGTAACGTTACTAAGAGGTTCAACGTATAGTTCAAATATTTGCTGCGCAGTTACAGGAGTAATTATTTTACCGTCTTTTGTTTTTCTCTCACTCTTCGCGGAGGGCGCAGAAATTAAAACATGGACTTGACTCTGAGGCCAGGCCTCACTGTAACTTTTAACCATTTCATAATGACCTTTATGAGGCGGCTTAAAACTCCCGGGTACGAGAACGACTATTCTATCGTTTTTTTTTTCAAATCCTCGAGAAGAACATTCGCTCTTAAAGTAAAGCCTTCACTCAGACCATAATCAACGATAATTTTGCGTAGAATCTTAGCAACCTTTTTAGCGGTATTCGGTTCCGCTTCTTTATTAATACTCTCTCTCTCTGAATCTGTTAATCCTACATCATCAACATCTACAAATAATGCCTTTCGAGCAAGATTTACTAAAAAAGTCTCTCCCTCTGCTGTTAATGGCTCAGGTGGCGCCGGTTCAGGTACCGGTGGAACTGGAGGTATAGCTGGAGGCATGGGCGCAGGAGTAAACTCCCCACCAGCTGGCTCAGGTCCCGGTCTTGGAACAAAATCACCCGGACCAGCTTCTGCCAACGCATTGTCTGCATTTACTGAAGCATTTTGTAATTCTTGAGTTGCTTTATCTATTTTATTTCCTATTGCTTGATTTAATTCACGTTTCTTTCGTAAAAGCTCTTTTTGTTGAGGTGTAGCTTTTCCTTTACTATCATCATCTTTAGCTTTTCTCATCGCAGCGTCTTCCGGAGTTTCCGGTGCTTCATCATTATTTGTTAACTCAGCGATTTTTTTAAGAAACGTACTCATCTTAATTATTTATAGCAACGAAAGCTTATTTCTTATGTCATTGAAGTATGTTTTATCTAAAAATGTAAGTTCGTATTTTTTGCAAAAATATTGTAATTTACTAAAATAAAATTTCCTTGACTGTAGTTTAAAAAGCTCTCGCATAAGATATACTGCTAATTCCTCCCTTTCACCAGTACCTCGTAAACTATTTTTAAAAATATAAAAAGGTCTTTTATCTTGCAGCGCTAAGACAGGAAAACGTTTTAAAAATACTTGAAAAAACGGTATAAACTGATCAGTTAAACTGTCACTTATATCAAGATAAATAACAGGTTTATGTTTTGTATTATTTAACTTAAGAAGTTCACATGAATATAAGATAAGATAATGATAAATATATTTTTTATGTATAGAGTTCTTAAAATTTAAATCTGTATTTAGCGAAGATGCCTTTTTTACACATGAATTATTAATAAAGCTTATAATAGGTGTAAAATTTACTATATTAAAAAATGAATTAGGTAGCTTATAACTCTGGTGGGGGATTTTCGTTAAGTCTTCTAATTGCATCTACATTCCTCTTCCAAAAATTATCGTACCCAATTATAATATAATTCTCCGTATAACGCAAGTAATTTTCAAAACGGAAATAATAAGATATATCTTTATGAAGCAGTATATAACTACCCTTTCTAGTAACCTTAATTATTAAAAACCATAACTTACCACTCTCTACTTGCTTAATCCATTTATTTAAAGTTTTATTTTCAGTGAATAATTTATGATAGTCAAATGTTTTATAATTTTTACATTCTAACTTAAATTTAGACATGCATGGAGGTACCATAATATCTCCATTCATCATACGTTTTTGAGATTCAGTTAATTGATCAAGTCGGTGAAAATTAGCACCTCCTGTATAGGCGCCGGAATTTGGAACTCTAATAAAATTCTCGTCAAAAACTTCGCTTAAATCCTTTGCAACTTCTCTCTCCCAAACGTTACCTTTCTGTTTGGCTGCGCTAGGCATATATAGTTACTTATTGCGTAACCGGATCTTGCAAGCTATCATTTTTTACGCTTTTTTTTGGCTTTGACCTTACCTTTGCGTTTTATAGTCGCGCCTAATACTTTAGGTAACCTCGTATCACCTGGAGCGTATGTATCAGTAGCAGTAAACTCTCCTGTACCTTGAGCACCTGTAGCAGCCATATTAGCGGAACCAACAGTATTATCAGTTAAGTATTGTGTAACTACTTGATCAAATAACTTGAGAGGCATATTAAATATTTATCGCTTAAGAGTCAATAAGTTGACTTTTCCAATAATATAATATAATAAATAAATGGAGATCGGTGATATTATTAATCAATATCTTAAAGAAGCAAGTATTGATACAAACTTAGATCGATTAGAAGTTACGTCAACTCAGGAACAATTAGTAGCTAATAAACATAAATGGTCTGCTAGATTAATTAATCACAAGATCACTTTAAATAATTTTAAATCTAAGCGCTCTTCTCGCTTGGAAGAATATATAACTAAGTATCAAGACGATGAGCCTGTACGCGTAAATAGATCTATTGCAGAGAAAGCAGTCCAAAACAAAAAAGAAATAAAAGCTATAGATTTAAAAATTCAAAATGAAGCGCTTATTATTAGCTTCTTAGAAAATATATATAAAAATATAAGTTTTGCGACGAATGATATAAAGAATCTAGTCGAGTTGATGAAACTTGAAACTCAATGATTAATATTACATTAAATTCAAACTCTCAAGCTGTATTAGAGGGCCCTGAGCTAGATATCATTAGAGAGCATTTTAGTGTGAAAAACGAGGCCGCGCATTTTCAAAGAAGATTCGGTAGGTTCGTCCCTCAGCGAACATATGTAATTACTCAACAAGGTAAAACTGATATCGGATTATTAGTAGAGATTTCAAAGTTCTGTAGAACTAAAGATATAAAAGTTAGCTTTACAGAGGAAATAAAAAAATCATTAATACCTACATTGCGTAAAAATAATATTGTTGATTATAATTTAAATTTAGAATATAGAGAATATCAACAAGATATAATTAATAAATGTATTGATATAGGGAGAGGGACCATAATACTAGCTACCGCTGGCGGTAAGACCCTTACAATGGCCGGCTTATTAGAATTTTATTATAATAATTATAGTAAGAATTTTAGAGGGTTAGTTATAGTACCAGACTTAGGGCTAGCTAATCAAACTATATCTGATTTTAAGGAATACGGTATTTCCTTTTCTACTACCAAATATACTGGGAAAAATGAATTAAATTTATCTCGTAATGTTATTATCGCTAATTTAGGTATTTTACAGAGTTCGAAGCAAGATATATCGTGGATAAAACATATAGATTTTTTAATAATGGATGAAGTCCACAAATTAAGAAGAGGTAATAAAATAAACAATATTCTCAAAAAAATTGATACTCCACATCGGTTCGGCTTTACTGGTACCCTACCGCCAGAATTATTAGATAAATGGAATATTTTTGGTAAAATAGGTCCTCAATTATTTGAAAAAAAAGCTTATGAACTAAAAGATGAAAAATATGTTGTACCTGCTAAAGTACATGTATTAGAGTTAAATTACGACACACCCTCGACCCAAATTTATCATGGAAATAATTCTAATGCATATTATTTGCAAGAAAATGAATTTATACGTAGGAATTGCTTTAGAAATAAATTATTAGCAAACCTTTCAAATAAATTAGATAATAATGCACTAATATTAATTGATTATATAGAGCATGGAGAATTATTACTTAATACATTAAAAGATATTTGCAAAACTAAACAAGTATATTTTATTAGAGGAGAAGTCGACGTACGAGAGCGTGAAGAAATACAAACATTAATGGAAGAAAAAAAAGATGTAATAGTTGTTGCTATTTCAAAAATATTCTCTACAGGTATTAATATCAAAAACTTACATTATATAATGTTCGCCGGTGGCGGAAAAGCAAAAATAAAAATAATACAAAGCATTGGCCGTGGCCTTCGGTTGCATACTGATAAAAAAGAGCTTATAATTTTTGATATTGCCGATAACTTACGCTACGGTCAGCGTCATATGGAGCAAAGACTATCATTATACGACAGCGAGCGTATAAATTACAATTTTACACAATACTATGAAACTAGAACCAAAGCCAAAACCAAAACGAAAAAAACCGAATAAAAAAACATATTACGTTAATCCTAAGGATTTTTTACAATATTTAAAAGACTATTATACGACAGATGATTTAATAGACGAATTAGCAATGTCAGTATATAAAATTGCTGTCGGTTTGAGCTATTCTCCTAATTTTATAAATTATAGCTATAAAGATGAAATGATAGGTGATGCTGTAGTTAAAATGGTCGCTGCTGTAAAAAATAAAAAATTTAGAATTGACTCTCCGTCAAATCCTTTCTCATACTTTACAACTATTGCATACCATGCATTCATTAATAGAATTAAAAAAGAAAAAAAATACAGAGAAACGATCGCTGATTATCAAGAGCAAGTATACGGGAGTTTAGCGCAAGATGAAGAAATCGCCCTCAAGCGCACACCCTTCGCCTCCGATCAAGAATTATATACTTAATGTCTTCTGAGAGTAATAAAAAAATCGGATTTTTTTCTGATTTACATATAGGTATACATCAAAACAGTGAAAAATGGCATGATGTGACCCTTGAATGGGCAAAATGGTTTACATTTGAATTAAAACAACAAAAAATAACTCAAATAATATTTGGCGGTGATTTTTTCCATTATAGAGATGAAATAAACGTTAAATCTCTTCACTTTGCAAATAATTTATTAGACTTGTTTAATGATTTTGAACTATTCATGATACCTGGTAATCACGACGCATATTATAAAGACAATTCTAATGTACATTCATTGTCTATTTTAAATAATAGAAGTAATATTCATATTATTGATAAGCCAAGCACACGGAATATGTTCGGCTTTAAGGTTTCCTTTTGTCCGTGGGGTACCTCTATAAAAGATATTCCGGAATGTGACCTACTAATTGGTCATTTTGAAATTGAAAATTTTAATTTTAATAGTTTTAAAATATGTGAAGCAGGTATTCAATCATGTGACTTACTTACAAAATCTAAACTTATAGTATCCGGTCATTTTCACAAACGACAACGCCGAAAATATTCAAACGGAGAAATAATTTACGTCGGTAACCCGTTTCAAATGGACTTTAACGACGTTCAAGATCAAAAAGGGTTTTATATCTTTGATTTTAGTGAGCAAAACATAAAATATACCGTTATTGAAAATAAAATATCTCCAATACATATAAAAGTAAACCTAAGTGAACTTGAAAAATTAAAAAACATAGCAAAAGAAATCGGCTGGTCTAAGCTAGCTATAAAAATTGTTATAGATAAAGACATAAAGACAAATCTACTTGACAAAATAATTGCATCTATAAACTTTGAAGCACCTTTCTCATTAGTAACAGACTATCTATATAAGTTTAGTATTGGTGACAATATCGCATTAACAAATGAACTCGGTGACTTGAATATAAAACAATGTATTATAGAATACATAGACTCTTTAGATATAGACAATAAAGGAGAAGTGACGACAAAAACTGTACATTTATATAATCAGTTTACATGAAATATATAAATTTTAATACAATAAAAATTAGAAAT